CGACGGCGCAGCGGAACCCGGCGGCGCTGCGGTCGTTCCGGCAGTACCGGCTCAATCAGCCGGTGACGAAGCTCGGGCGGGCGATCAACCTGGCGGTGTGGGACGAGTCGGCGGGGCCGGTCCCGGCGGCGGAGCTGGCCGGGGTGCTGGCGGGCCGCGAGTGCTATGCGGGCCTCGACCTGGCCACGACTCAGGACCTCGCGGCGTACTGCCTGGCGTTCCCGCCGAACGAGGATGAGGGCGGCGCGTACCGGCTGCTGTGGCGTCACTTCGCCCCGGCGGCGCGGCTGGAGGACCTGAACCGGCGAACCGGCGGGATGGCGGGGGTGTGGATCTCGCGCGGCGAGCTGGTGCTGACCGATTCGGTGGTCACCGACTACGGCGCTATCCGGGTGGCGCTGGAGGCTGACCGGGATGCGTTCCAGGTGCGTGAGGTCGGGTTTGACCCGTGGAACGCGGTCCAGCTTGCAAGCGAGCTGGCCGACGACGGCTGGACGATGCTGCCGATGGGCCAGGCGGCTCGGTCGATGACGGCGGGAACGGCTGAGATGCTGCGGCTGATCGCGGCGGGGCTGCTCCACCACGGCGGCACGGGGATCATGCGCTGGCAGGCGGGCAACGCGGTCACCCGCACCGACGCGTCGGGCAACGTGAAGCTGGACCGGCAGAAGTCGGCGGAGAAGATCGACGGCCTGGTCGCGGCGGTGATGGGCCTGGACCGGGCGCTGCGGCGGATCGCGGAGGCCGAGGAATATGCCGCCGCCGGCTGGTGAGCCTACGATGCGGTTGTGGACTGCTGCGGCCAGGTCAAGCGCAACGAGTTTCACTGCGCACGGTGCCACGCCACGTTCGCGACGCTGGCGCTGTTCGACGCCCATCAGATCGCGGACTACGGCCAGATCGTGCGGCCGGTCATCATCTGCCGCGAGCCCGCCGTGATGCGGGTCAACCGCCGGGGCCAGCTCGCGCGGCAGGACGGGCTAGAACTGGCGCAGGACGGCCGGGGCACCTGGCATACCCCGGCGGGCCTGGCACGCCGCGAGCGCTCGCGGTGGGCGCTCGCTACAGCCCGTTCTGCGGAGGCGCACCGATGACGTACCTGGATGATGTCCGCGCGGCGGGCGCTCAGCAGCTTGACTGGCAGATCCCGCGCGCTGAGGTGTACCTGGCCTACTACGAAGGCGGCGCCGGGATCATCGCACTGCTCGACACGCAGGAGCGGCAGACGTTCCGCAAGTTCCTGGACGAGTCGGCGGAGAACTGGTGCTGCCTGACGGTCAACGCGGTAGCGGAGCGGCTGTCGGTGGCGGGCTGGCGGTTCGGCTCATCCTCAGATCAGGCCAGCGCCATCTGGCAGGCCAACCACATGAACGCCGATCACAAGATGGTTCAGCGCGACGCGCTGGTCACCGGCTCGGGCTACGCGCTGGTGCAGCCCGACGAGTCGAACCCGTCCGGTGTGTCGATCACCCCGGAGTCGCCGCTGGAATGCACGGTGCTGTACGAGCCGGGATCTCGGCGCAAGCGGATCGCGGGCTACAAGCGGTACACCGACCCGATCACGCTGGCACGCACCGAGGTCGTGATCCTGCCCGACCAGATCGCGACGTGGCGGCCGGGCGGCAAGGGCGCCGAGGTGGCGCTGAACCCGGCGGGCGATGTGGGGCTGTTCGAGGTCGTGCCGATACCGCGCACCACGGCGCACGGCGCGTCGGAGCTGGACGCGTGCATACCGATCCAGGACCGCATCCACACGACCCTGTTCAACCGTTGCGTCGCCAGCGACTTCGGCGCGTTCCGGCAAATCTGGGCGTCCGGCGTGAAGCTCGCGCGGCAGATCATCACCAGCGCGGACGGCACCGAGAGCACGATGCTGGTCAAGCCGTGGGACATCGGGGCTAACCGGCTGCTGACCAACGAGGACCCGGCCGGGCGGTTCGGCTCGTTCCCGGGCGACTCGCTGGGCGGCTACCTGAACGCGGTCCAGCAGGACGTTGAGGCGCTGGCGTCGATCACGCAGACCCCGGCGTACTACTTCCCGACCGCCCGGCTGGTCAACCTGTCCGCCGACGCGATCAAGGCGGCGGAGGCCGGGCTGGTGTGCAAGGTCAGCGACCGCTCGGAGTTCATCGGTGAGACGTGGACCGACGTGATGCGGTTCGCGCTCGGGCTGGTCGGTGACCCGGGCGCGACGATGGTGGACGCCGAGGTCATCTGGAAGGACTTCGAGACGCGGTCGCAGGCGCAGCTCGCGGACGCGCTGACCAAGCTCGCCACGATCGGCATACCGCAGGAAGCGCTCTGGGCGCTGTTCGGCGCGACGCCGCAGCAGATCGAGGACTGGAAGGCGCTCAAGGCCGCCGAGCCGCCGCCGCCCGCGCCGATCGTCATCGCACCGCAGCCGCAGGCCCAGCCGCAGCCTGACGGCGCCGTGCCAGAAGGGAACGCCGCATGACCGCCCCGACCGAGCCCGCCGTCCCGCCGCTGCCCTCACAGGTTGGCCAGCCAGCCCCGGCGCCAGCTCCCGCCCCGCCGCTGGCTCCCGCGCCAGCTCCCGCCCCGGCACCGTCCGGCGGCGACGCCGGCAGCATCGCCAACCTGGAGGCCGCGCTGGAGCGCGAGCGGTCGCGGACGCGGGAGTTCGAGCGGCAGATCGCGCAGCTCCGCCAGGGCCAGATGACCGACCAGGAGCGTGCGGTCGCGGAGGCACGCGAGGAAGGCCGCAAGGACGCCGCGAAGACGACCGGGCTGATGCTCGCGGCGGCTGAGTTCCGGGCGCTGGCAATCGGCAAGCTGGCCGACCCGGGCAAGATGCTCGATGACGGCGACCTGAACCTGGCCCGGTTCGTGGACGACGCGGGCAACATCGACAAGCGCGCCCTGGCGCGGCTGGTCGAGCGGCTGGCGCAGGCCGCCGCGCCAGCGGTCAACGGCCCCGGTGTCCCGGCCGGGCCGCGCGGCGCGACGCCGGGCGACGACTTCCTGCGCGGCGTGCTCAAGGGCGGGCCTAAGGGCTGGTGACCGGCCTGCCGCTCTGCCAGTGCGGGCACGACCTCGCGGCGCACGAGCGGCGCGGCGCGTCACGGTGCGCGGTGCGCGGCTGCCGCTGCCCCGGGTGGATGATCACCCGCAGCAATCAGCGGCCGGTCCGCCCGGACGGCAGACGACGGCGCCGCCACCGGATGCTAGCCTGACCCCGATGCCGTGCGGCGCGACGCCAGCGGCAGAGCGGTCACCGAACCCGCGCGTTCACGACGGCGCGACGCCTAGACCGGGCGGCTGGACCGAGCGCGACGCTCGCCAGCGCCGGTAGCGCAGAAAGCGGTGTGTCCCACACACCTGCTCGCGTTACCGGAGGCCAGCGATGGCTCTAGGCGATTTCAGTGGAGTAATCCCGCCCGAGTTCTCGACCACGATCCTGCAAGAGGCCACGCGGCAGTCCGCCGCGCTGCAACTGTGCCAGACCGTCCCGATGGGGACCGGCGTCGAGTCGATGCCCGTGCCCAAAACGCTGCCGACCGCGTCGTGGGTCACCGCGACCGGCACGGGCCGCAAGCCGTACACCGACATCGGGCTCAAGCCCGCGCAGCTCACCGCTGAGGAAGTCGCGGCGGTCATCGCGATCCCCGACAAGATGATCGAGGACACGTCGATCAACCTGTGGGGCTACTGCCGCCCGCTGCTGAGCCAGGCAATCGCGATGGCGCTGGACGGCGCCGTGATCTTCGGCGTCAACGCCCCCGCGAGCTTCCCGGTCGGCGGCATTCGCGGCCACGCATTCGCGGTCAACGCGGGCGCCGACGCGGCCGACACGATCAACCTGACGATGGCGCACATCGAGGGGCTGGGCCTGGACCCGGATGGCATCGCGGCGAACCTGACCGTGCGGTCCCGGTTGCGCGGTCTGCGGGCGACGACCGGCGAGCTGATCCTCGGGGTGGCCAGCATCGGTGACTACGAGGTGCCCTCGATCTACGGCGTGCCCGCCGCCTACACCCCGTTCCAGGGCAGCAGCGGCGTCGCTCCCGCCGACGTGATCGTGGGCGACTGGGACTGGGCCGTGCTCGGCATCCGGCAGGACATCAGGTTCCAGATCGACCCGTCCGGCGTGATCGCGGACGCATCGGGCGTGGTGCAGGTCAGCGGATTCCAGGACAACGTCACGCCGATGAAGGTCTGGGCGCGGTTCGGCTTCGTGCTGATCGACCCGGTCACGGTGCTGGTGCCAGGCGGCGCGAACGCGTTCGCCAAGTCCGTCACGGGTTCCGCATCGGGCACCGCGCCGACTGAGGCCAAGACGAAGTGACCACCGTCCTCGACT